CCGGCGTCCCGTTCGGGTTCTCGTCTTCGGTCATCGGCACGGCAAACGGGGTGGCGATTTCTGGCGCTGCCATCACCAACCGCAACGGCCGGCGCTGGTGGACGATCAACGCATCCGCGCCGACTGGAACAGCGCCACGGGTGGCGATGCAACTGAGCGGGTTCAACGCTGCCGCCTCCTACCCGGTCGCATTCGTCGCCGGCCAGACCTACGGCGTCGAGTTCGAGTTCTTCATCGAGACACAGGACGGCTCGCCCCTGCCTGCCAACACGCAGTACCTGGCAAAACTGCTGTTCACGAACGGCACCAATACCCTGACCGTCTACAACATCGCCACTCGCACAGTGACGGTGGTCAGCAACGGCGCGGCGTCGATCTGGACCGGAAAGATGGTGTTCAACCCGATCACGCTGAGCGCGGGGTCGGACACGCTGACGGCCTCGTCTCTGCTGTCGTTCGAGACGTTCATGACGTTCCCCGGCGCCGCGCTGCGCATCGGCATCGCTGGCGTGAACATCGTGCGACTGTCCTGATTTCCAAGCCCCTGCCGGTGAGGCTCTTCCATGGCACTTGAAACCGAAACCGGCTCCGGTAGCCCAACGGCCGAGAGCTACTGCAGCGTGACAGCCGCCGATGCCCACCACGCCGCCCGCGGCGCGGCTGCATGGGCTGCGCTCGCGACCGACGCGAAGGAACAGGCGCTGCGCCGCGCCACCGACTACATGGGTCAGGTCTATGGCCCGCTGTGGTCCGGCGCGCGGGTGACGGATGCGCAGGCCCTGGACTGGCCGCGCAGCAGCGCCGAGAGGCCGGAGACCGGCGGCTACTGGTCTTCGACCATCGTTCCTGCGCCGGTGGTCAAGGCCTGCGCCGAGCTGGCGCTCCGCGCTGCTGCCGGCCCGCTGCTGGGCGACCAGGGTCGCGAGGTCATCGAGCAGACCGTCGGCCCGATCACCACCAAGTACGCCCAGGGCAGCAGCCAGGCCACGCGCTACGCCGCGGTCGACGCAATGCTGGCCGGCATGTTGACCGCGGCGCGCGGCAGCTCGGCACTGCGGCTGGTGCGCGCATGACCGTCGTCGCCTGGGATGGCCGCACACTGGCGGCCGACAAGATGTCCTGCAGCCACGGCTACGGCTACACGGTCACCAAGGTGCACAGGCTGCGTGACGGCTCTCTCGTTGCCTTCTCCGGCGACGGTGACAGCGCGATGGCGCTGCTGGCCTGGCTGGACGCGGCGCGCAACCCTGCCGCCTATCCAGACGGGCAGAAGGACAACGACACCAGCGCGGTGCTGATCACACCCGACCGCACGGTGTGGAGCTACGGCAAGACGCCTTTCCCGCAGCGCATCGAGTGCGAGTTCTACGCGATGGGCCACGGGCGCGACTTCGCGCTCGCCGCCATGCACCTGGGCCACGATGCACGCAAGGCCGTGGAGGTCGCCTGCGAGTTGGATGCGTTCTGCGGGTGCGGCATCGACACGCTGACGCTGGAGGGCTGACCGGTGGCCATCGACTACTCCGCGATCGCCGCGGGCGCGCTGCAAGCCCTAGCCGACGCCGGCAGCAGCATGACTCTGACGGTGCCCGGCGCTGCCACCTACGATCCTGCGACGGCCGCCGCAGCGACGACCACGGTCGACTACAGCTGCACCGGCGTGATGCTGCCGCCAGGCGCGATGAACGGCTCTGGCTTCACCTTCGGCCCCGACCTGCTGGCCCGGGCCGCGGCGCTGGCGTTCGTCGGCGCATCCGGCCTGGCCGTGCGACCTGCGCCGGGCTGCACCCTGGCCGTCGGCGCCGAGATCTGGCGCGTGATCGGGACCGACACGCTCGCGCCGGCCGGAGTCCCCGTGCTGCACGCGCTGCTGCTGGCGGGGGGCTGATCGTGTCGGCGCGGTGGTCGCAGGACCTGCAGGCGCTGGCGCAGCGCACAGGCCTGAAGATGGACACGGTCATCCAGAAGGCGACGCTCGACCTGTTCCGCTCGGTCGTGCTGAAGTCGCCAGTCGACACCGGGCGCTTCCGCGCAAACTGGAACGTGAGCTTCGGCGCGCCGGACGCCAGCACCAGCGAGTCGACCGACAAGGCCCGCGCGCTGCGCGAGGTCCAAAAGGCGCTGAGCTTTCCGACCGGTGGTGTGGTCTCGATCACCAACGGCTTGCCCTATGCGCGCCGCCTGGAGTACGGCTACAGCCGCCAGGCGCCATACGGCATGGTCCGCTACAGCGTCCTCGAATACCGGCGCTTCCTGCTGAGGGCCATCCCGTGAGCCATGCACTTGTCCGCCGGGCCTGCGAGGCCGCGCTGAAGACCTGGGCCGATGCCCGCCTGCCGCAGGCCATGCCGGTGCAGTGGCAGAACGTCGTGCTCGATCCCGAGCCAACAGCCTACGTGCGCGCCATCCTGCTGCCGGCGCCGACCGAGGCGCCCGACATCGAGGGCCAGGGCCGGACCTTCACGGGCATCTGGCAGGTTTCCATCGTCCGGCCGCTGGGCGAGGGCCCTGGGCCTGCTGATGCCATCGCCGCCGAGCTGGCCGCCATCTTCAATCCGGCCGCCGTGCTGACTGCTGGCGGCCTGCGCCTGCACCTGCTGCAGCCGCTGTCACCGACCGCGCCGATTGACGAACCAGGGCGCTTCGTCGTGCCTTGTTCGGCCGCCTACCAGGCGACCACCTACTGATCCCGCCCGTCAGGGCATCTGCAACGGCCGCAGCGTGCGGCCTTTTTCTCGTCTTGAAAGGGCCACATCATGAGCGCCATCTTCCCCAACGGCTCCACCTTCGCCATCAGCGGCTCGCTGGAAGCGGCCAAGGTCGTGAGCTCGATCAGCAACGCCAACCCTGGCGTGGCATCGGCCACGACCCACGACTACACCAACGGCGACATCGTCGTGATCGGCAACCCCAGCCGCCTCGATCAGCGCGTCGTGCGCGTGGCCAACCAGGCGACTGGCACTTTCGAGCTGGAGGGCATCGACACCACCAGCACCACGCTCTACCAGGCCGGTTTCGGCGTCGGCACCGCCCAGAAGGCAGGCAGTGCGTCCACCGGCTTCACCAGCCTGTCGCAGACCGTCGACGTGGCCCCCAGCGGCGGCGAGCAGCAGTTCAACCAGTGGGCCTACATCGAGGACGGCCGGCAGCGCCAGCGGCCGACCTTCAAGAACGCCCGCGCGCTGACGCTGCAGATGCACTACGACCCCACGCTGGCCTGGCATGCCGCGCTGCTGGATGCCGACCAGAAGGGCGACGTGCGCGTGCTGCGCGTCTCGCTGCCGACCGGTGCGAAGCTGTTCTATGCGGTCTACGTCGGCTTCGACGGCCAGCCGGGCATCCAGATCAACGAGAACATGGCAGTCACTGCCTCGTTTGCGCTGGCCTGCCCGGACCTGACCCGCTACGCCAGCTGATCATCCGCCGATGCTCAAGCTGCAGCCCAACCCCACCTTCAAGGCGAAGGTGGGCATCCCTGTGCCCGGCCAGGACAAGCCGGCCGAGATCGTGTGCGAGTTCGCGCACATGGATCGCGTCGAGTTCGCCGCCTTCGCCGCGCCGGCGGCATCGGCGTCACGTTCCGATGCTGAGTCCCTGCAGCGCATCCTGCGCGGCTGGGAGGGCGTCGATGCGCCGTTCAGCGCCGAGGCGGTGACGACCCTGTGCCAGCAGTACCACGGCGCGGCCTATGCCATCTCGTCGGCCTTCGTGGCCGAGCTGACCAAGGCCCGGCTGGGAAACTGAAGGCGGCGGCCCGGGCGCTCTACACCGCGCCGCCCGACGCCGCCGCGCTGGCAATGTGGGGCGTGTCGCCCGACGACTTCGCCGAAGAGGTCACCGAGGTCTGGCCGGACTGCTGGCCCGCCGTGCAGTTCTTTGCTGCCGTGCCGCCGGCCGCCTGGCTGTTCAAGCCGGACACCAGCGGGAAGAACGCCGCCGGCCAGCTGGTCACGTACTTCGGCGGGCCGGTCGGCATCCGGCCGGAGGCCTTCCGCGAGATCCGCCTCGCGCTCGGCACCACCGTCGCGCAGTGGCGCGACATCTACCCCGACGTGCGCGTGCTTGAACAGGCGGCACTCGAAGCCATGAGAGCGAGCAAGCCATGACCCTGGAAGTCGCTGGTATCAGCCTACGGGTCGATTCGACCGACGCGGTCACCGCGAAGGCCAATCTCGACGCGATGGCCAAGGCCGGCACGTCCTCGGCTGCCGCCTTCAGCCAGGTGGAGGCCGGCGCACGCACTGCAGGTGCCGCCCTGTCTGGCACCGCTGCAGCAGCAGCCGCCGGCGCGCGCGGCGTGGCTGCCACTGCGAGCGGCGCCCGGACCGCGGCCGATGGCCTGCGCGCCACAGGTCAGCAGGCCAAGCTGACGGCGAACCAGACGGCGCAGCTCAGCGCGCAGCTGCAGGACCTGTTCGTACAGGTGCAGGCCGGCGGCTCGCCGCTGAC